CTCTCGGTCACAATCTCCTCTGAAATATCGTCGGGCTCATCCGTGTCGTAATCATCAGCATCGTAATCGTCCTCAACCTGCTCAACCGGCTCGTATTTTACAGGAGGCTTGGACACACGCCCTGAGCGCGTGCGCGTCGCAGACTCGGCTTCGGCTGCAGCCTCTGCAAGAATTTGGAGGGAGTCTGGAACAGTCCCTGTGGGACTGGGACTACTGTCCATGGGTTTTGAGGTGCCCCGGGTCGCCCGCATTTTCTATATAATCTTCGAATGTATTGTTTAAGTATCTTGGAGTGAAGTAAAGACCTTGTGAAATTGAATTTTGGTTCAAAATAAATTCTCCTTCAAGACCCAGATTTGTGGCGATGAGATTGAGCTCATCCTGGTACTGTCCATCGTCTGAGCGACGATTTCCTAGCGCAATGTCCCTGATGCTCTCTATGGCTGCGTAAAGTGCCTCTGTGGCTGTGTCAAGCCGGGTTGAAGCCGACTGTTCGAACACGTGGAGATTTTCCAAAAATCTCTGCCAGCTGACTGGGTCCAGGCCCGAGTACGGATGGACCATGAGCTCGTACTTCCTGAAACGGGCTTTTGGTCCTATCGGGAAGAAAATCCACAAGAAAAGTAAAAGAAGGACTACCCACAATAGCAACATCATTGAGCTGCTCTACTATTGATGGAGGAAGAATATGTTCACGACCGTGAAACTCGTTACACGTCTCCTGGTCGAAACACCTCTGAGATATACGCCCCGAGTTAATAGAAAACCATACGTGGTTCGACTTGTGTTCACGTCGAATATTCTCACAGTACTTGGAGTCAGTCTGGACGTACCACCCGTCATGCTCGTGCCTGTGAATCCGCTTGACACGAGCCTTCTCCTGACCTACGAGATATTTCTGAATATATTCCTCAATTCCTGAGATTTCAATATTAACCTTTTGTTCCTGAGAGTTTTCATCCGTCCTGACGGAAAACAGTTCCAAAATTTCTTCACTCGGAACCTTTGAAAATTCTCGCGTACTGTTGAGCTGACGCCAGGGAATATACGGGTCGCCCGTGGGTTTCTTGTGTGACCAAAGCATCCTGAGTCCTGAACCTCCATAGACTGAGGCATCTATGACCGTGTCCCAAGGTCCTTCACCTAAAGCCTGAATCAATTTTGATCTTAAATTAATTGCTTCGGTACGAGTGACAATAAGGCGCGGCCAGTGGATATGAACTCCAGACTTTATGAGGGAAGTACCCTGGGGTCCCCCTACTGACCGAGGTCTAGCCTTGGCAATGAGACACTCTGAAACTTCGTCCCCTCCCAGACTTTCATGAATTATAGAACAAAATTGAAGAAGATCTTCATCACTTAATTTTTCTGGGGCTTTATAGTCCAAGTCTACAAAGAACTTGAAACGATCCGTCTTTTGCTCAACCACAAACAATTTTGATCCAAAATTAATTGTCTGAACATATGTCTGGTGAAATTCCCGGATTTCCTCCCTAGGAACCATGAGAATTCCACCATCCATGAGAACATGGGTTCCAGTCCCTCGGGGGACCTTCCATTTGTCCATTACTGATACTACTCGTTTTTACTCTAAGCTCCCACCCGAAGACTTTCACTCTTCGTCCGAATCCATAGTCAAGAATGCCCAAAGTGATTTAGGTTTCTTTGTTTTGGGAGTTTCCTTCGCCTGCTTAATTTTCTCTTCAATTTCCTCGATGTCGGCTTCAGCCTTTTCAATCTCGTAGTGAAGTTTACGGATGGTCATTGCATTTGCAAGGTCCTCTGGTTTCGTCGTGGTGTCGTTACACAGCTTGAGCAGATGTGTAGCGAGATCAATTTTTGATCGAGTCATCTATTAAATCTAAAATATTTTAACCACGTAGATTGAACGGAGTCTTGTTGGTTGCTGCGATTGCCTTCTGAAACTCCGGGTTTCTGATAACGTGCTGACGAATCATAGGCCACAGGTTCTGATATTGAGATATGGTGTCAAGACTTGCAAATTTACAGTCGTCATTCTCATCATAATTTTTGCGAAAAGGAACCTGATTTCCCTCCATTTTCTCCTTTTCTTCCGTGAATCGCTTCACGATGTGTCTATGCTCTATTGAAGTCATGGGCATGTCAAAGACATACACGTGATAATGGTTTATAACATCTACCCCGTCCTCAATGTCGCGAGGTTCGGGTGTGTTTGTGATAAATTTAAAATAGGCGTATGAGCCACGTTTTAAATTGATCATACCACGGGTTTCTTCTTCGAGTTCTCGAACCGCACATCGGAGTGGGTTATAAATTTCTCGACGGCGGCATCCGCCTGTTACGAAGGTCCATTCTTTGTAGCGCCTGTCGTGGACTACAAGGAAATGAGGTATGTCATTCACGTGAGATACTGGGATCGCTATCGCTTTGTGTCGTTCTCTGGTCATTGTCCTCTACTAATTCTTGATTAGTAAAAAATTTCCCGAGTCTTCCCGTACGTGGGTTATAAGTTATCAAAAATACGATACAAGCGATAAAAGCCCACACGAGCAAGTTCATTTCACCTGATGGTATCGAAGAAAAGATGCTCCACTGTTATTTCACGGTCGGGCTGGGTACATACCCAATGGTCAATTCTCTTCCTGAGATTTTCTGTACGTAATTTCCATTCTTTTCCATTCCCTGAAAGTTGACCATCTTTTTTGAAACAGCCTGAAATAGAGTCGTATTTGTCTGGGTTGAATCGAATCATTACCATTGGTCGAGAACCAAGTCCCTGAAATATACTCATAAGACGTTTATTATCACATGAAGTGTCATACACCCTGTGCTGATTCTCATCAATTTCAATAACAATAGTGTGACTTCCCATATCAAACACGAAATCAGGGCGGTAAAGATGACATTCTACTCGCTTGTCGTGAGTAATGGTCTTGTCTGTATATTGTGATTCTAAATACTCTTTGAGTTTCATTTCACGAGTTTTAAAGTATCCCCTCTTTTCGTCTGGGAACATATAGGCAAAACAACGGGCACAGTAGTCTTTTGTTGAACCAGCTAAAATAATACTACATAGATGGGTTTTACATCTTTTGTTTTTAACATCTTCCATTCCTGGTTCCCTATGCTCGAAACAGAAAAGCCCTCTTTTCGTCCCTGAAATGTTGAAAACTGGCACTGTCATACAATCAATATGTCCACATCGAGTTGTCTTAACATCAATCATTCCATCTTCTTTGTGTGTTGCACAAAATTTAGCCTTTTGTCCAGTGTGATTAAAAGTCGCCCTTTTATTACATTCTTCGTATTGACAGGATTCACTTAGAACATCAATCATACCATCTTCCTTGTGCTCCTTACAGAAACGTCCTTTGGTTTCAGATGATAAATTATAAAAAGGTTTCTTGATACATTCATCATGTTCACATCGACGTTCACGGACATTCACCATATCATTGGTTTTGTGTGTTGCACAGAATTTACCAAAGTGTTCGGTTGGTAAATTGTAGCAGGGTTGCTTTGTGCATCCCTCGTGATCACATTTCTTCTGAATTACATTAATCATTCCTTCTTCTTTGTGTTCTACACATCTTATACCTTCAGTATTACCAGGTAAATTAAAACATGGTTGTTTATCACAATTTTGACATTTTTTATGAATTCTCGGTTTTCTATTTCTCTGGGTTCTTACTCGACATTTGAGACAAGTCGAACAATCTCTACCAAATTTGTCGAGAAATTGATCAAGTTTCTGAGGACCGCGTTCACAAGACCCACACTTTTGAAGAGCTTCCATACTATAACCTGGTGTCTATTCTTTATGCAGAAAAAATTTCAGTTGGCGTAAAGCAAACTTCCGAGACCGTTCTGGATGCGGAAGACGTTGTAGTTGACTGCGTACAGGTACTGGGTGGGATAGTTGATGCTGGTGCTTGCCAGACCCTGGATGCCGTTGGGCAGGGTCGAAGGCACAACCAGGCGGAAATTGTCGAGGCGGGAGAAGTTGAGGGTACCGGTGGGCTGGAGCTTGGAGGTGTCCAGG